CCTAGTTCTTTTTCTGTAAGTACTTTAAATTCAAATCCTCTATCAATACACCACTCGTTTGCTGCTTTCCACTTTGCCTGATTCCTAGCATATTCAAATGCCTCACGTAAATAACCTTTAGTCTGACGTTTTGGTTTTGCTGGTGGTGCTGTCTGTTTCTTAGGTTTTACTTCAATAATATATTTTTTAATTTGTCCATTACTTTCCTTTGCTTTAATATAAAAGTCTGGGAAGTATCTATGAGGACGATTATCAACTGGAGATCTATACCAGACATACATTTCTTCACTTCCCCATTCGAGGATATTAATATTACTATCACAGTATTTCATAAATTTTAGTTCCCAAAGAGAACGGTAAATAACCTTAGTTGGATCTCCTTTATACTTATAGGGACATCTCACTTTATACTTACCTTTATAAGCCATAAATAAATACAATTATAATAGTAAATATTTAGAGTGGTACAACCTCGTAGGATATCAGATTTTAAACCAACGCTATCAAAACTAGCGGGAACTTCCCATTATCAAGTTATTTTTGGTGGACTTCCTTTGCCTTTAAGACAGCATCTTAATGTAAGAGGTGTTGGGTATAGATTCATAGGGGAGACTGCAGGATTGCTTTGTAGTAACATTTCTCTTCCTGGTAGTAGTAATGCTACACAAATGGTTGATGGAAACTATATGGGTATTCAGGAAAAGATGGCAACTGCTAGAATCTTTACTGAACTTAACGCAGAGTTTATGGTTGATAGTGATTATAAAACTATTAAGTTCTTTGAGCATTGGATAGAGTTCATGGCAAGTGGTTCAGGTGAGGATCAATCAAAAGATGGATATTATATTAGGATGATGTACCCAGAAGAATATAAATCAAATCAAACAAAGATAATTAAATTTGATAGAGATTATAATGCAGAATTAGAGTATACTTTTTATGGACTGTTCCCTAGAGGATTGAATGACATCTCTGTTTCGTATGAACAGACAGATATTCTAAGAGCATCGGTTACATTCTCTATTGATAGATATATTTGTGGGAGGAACAGTAGTTTCTCATTGTATAGAGGTAATTCTCATAATAGAAAACTTACTAAGAGTCAGGTTAAGATACCAAACCTTATTGGTATTGGTAGAGGACCGACTGGTGCTGTAGGAAACCTCTTCTAAACGAAATTCGACTTTTTATTCCATATATACGGGAAAAAAAACTCCGCAATTTTTTGGAGCCACAGGATTTTCAAAAAAGTGCTATAAATAATAATACTGAAGTGCTACACACATTATGCCTTTACCAAAAATTACCGCACCAACCTATGAGTTGGTATTACCCTCATCTGACAGAAAAGTCAAATATCGCCCATTTCTTGTAAAAGAGGAAAAACTCCTTATTATAGCAATGGAGAGTGAGGACACAAAACAGATAACTGAAGCAGTTAAGAATGTTCTTAAAAATTGCATATTAACAAGAGGTATTAAAGTTGAGAAACTTTCTACTTTTGACATTGAATATCTGTTTTTGAATATTAGAGGTAAATCAGTTGGTGAAGATGTTGAAGTTATGATTACATGTCCTGATGATGGTGTAACTCAAGTTCCTGCTGTAATTAATTTGGATGATATCAAAATAGTTACTTCTGATGAGCATACAAGAGATATTAAAATAGATGATACATTATCCATTAGGATGAAATATCCTTCTATGGATGAGTTTATCAAAAACAACTTTGATGTGTCTGATATGGACATTGATGATACATTTAAGTTAATTGCTTCTTGTATTGAACAGGTATATTCCGAAGAGGAATCTTGGACTGCATCTGACTGTACTACTAAGGAATTAGTTGATTTTATCGATCAATTGGGTTCAAAGCAATTTAAAGAAGTTGAGAATTTTTTCACTACAATGCCAAAATTGTCTCATACTCTTAAAGTTGTAAATCCTAAGACTAAAGTTGAAAATGAAATCCTACTGGAGGGACTACAAAGTTTTTTCGGGTAGGTATGGCTCATGAAAACCTAGAGTCATACTATAAGGTAAACTTCGCCTTGATGCAACATCATAAATATAGCTTAACTGAGCTAGAAAATATGATTCCTTGGGAACGAGAAGTCTATCTATCTCTTCTGCAACAGTACATTGAAGAAGAAAACTTAAAAGCAAAGCAAGAACAAGCAAGTGGCAATTAATCAAACTGCTTTCCCTAATATAGCAACACCAACATTGAAGAAGACTAGTCTTTCTTTTAAAAATTTTGGTGCAAACTCTAATGGTGTAAGCCCAGTTGAGAAATTGTCGGCTAGAGTAAAACAAGTAGAAATAACAAATGATGCATTAGTATCTCAAAATAGAGATTTTCAATCAAGTATTGCTAATATTAATAATCGCATTGGGGCATTAGAGTCTGGACAAAAGGCAATTCTTGATTTTCAGAAAGATAAGGCAAAAATAGAGAAGAAGCAAAGAGAATTAGAAGAACAGAGAATTAAAAAAGAGGGTGCAGAAGGTGCTCTTGAAAAAGATGATGCAGATGCTATAAAGAAGACTGATGGTTCTGTTGAGAAGAAAGGAAAGGAATCTGTAGGATTCTTGGAGGGTATAAAGAAATTCTTTATGTTTACCATTGCTGGATGGTTTGCAGATAAATCAATGAAATTGATTAATGCATTCGCTTCTGGTAATAAGGATGCTATAAACAGTATTGGAAAGAAACTTTTGGGTGGTTTGGCAGCAGTCGGTAGTTTGATGTTAATTGCTGCAGCTGGTATTGGTCCAGTTCTTGCTGGTATAGGTTCTTTAATTGGTGTATTAGCAGGATTATTGTTTAATCCAGTTACATTAACTGCATTATTAATAGCAGTTGGAATTGGTGGTGCAATTATGGGAATAAGAGCACTTTGGAAATGGGGTAGGAATAAAGCAACTGGTGGACAAAAGTTTACGGATAGGCATAAGGAACTGGATAAAAAACTAAGAGATGCTGGAATGACATCAAAGGGTTTAATTGTGAATGAGAGTGGTATGGGCAAACATACTAATAGGACACCAGAGCAAGAAAAATTATTCCAAGAAGTAGAGGCAGAACGTGCTAAATTAAATGCTACTAAAAAATCTATGCAAGAAGAAGTAGATGCAGCAAGGAAGCAGTGGAAAAAAGATGCAATAGCAAATAGAGATGCAAGGGGAGATAAAAAGGTAGATTGGAAAACAGAAAATGCTAAATGGAAAGAGCAGGAAGCTGCTATTAGAAAGAAATATACAGATACTATAACTCCATCAGCAAGTAGTGGTAACTTTGTAAAATCTAATGTCAATACTTCTGATGTTACTTCTAAGATTGGACCTGAACCAAATAATGAGGGGAATATAAGTGTTGTTCCAATACAAAAAGAAGTTGGAATGCCTAATAATAGTGCTAGTGGAACTGCTACTACTGTTGATTATATTCCTAGTGAAAATTCTGGTAATAGTACTTGGCAAGCAAAATCACAATATGGAGTGGTAGGTTAGATAGATGGCAATAAAAGCAAAAGGTTTTTTTGGTAGATCTAAGAGTGGTTTTAAATTAGGATCTAATAATAAATTGAGGAGTAGATTTATTCGATCCAAAGTTAATTCTAATAAGAATGTAAAATTTGCTAAAAAATTCTTTAAGTCTGATAAAAGACTTCGGAAAAGGTATATTAGAAGAAAAACTAATCTATTAAAGAGAAAAGCAGCAGAAAAGGCATTAGAAGGAGGACAAGCAGTAAAGACGAGGTTTAAGAAATCTATAACAAAGAAGGGATTTAACCCAATTAAATTCATTACTGTAATATTTGTTGGGTGGATTATTAATGTGTTACCAAAGATTATTTCCACATTAAAGAAATGGATGGAAAAATTGAAACCCGTCTTTGATACGTTAAAGTCTTGGGTGAAAGGTATTGTGAAATTCTTCACAATGATTGGTGATTCTATCGGTAAATTTGTTGGTGCTATTACTGGTAGTACAAGTACGGTTGATGCTGAAAAGAAAAAGATTGAAGGTGCAAATAAAAAATTAAAGGGTACATTTAAAAAGTCTCAAGATGGGTTTAATAAATTAGAGAAAAAAGCAAAGAGTGAAGAGAAAAATCTTAAGAAAGATATGGATAACCTTGATAGCGAGGTTAATGAAGAGAAAAAGAATCAAGGAATGACAGTTTCTTCAAATGGTAAAATTGATCCAATTACTGTATTAGATAATAATAAAAATCTTGTTCCAGCAGGAACTTATGGTATCATTAGAAGTGAGCTTGAGAATAATCCAACAAAATATGATACTAAAGAGAAGATCAAGTCTGCTCTTAATGATTTTGGTATAGATTCTAGTAAAGTTAAATTTAGTTCAAGTGGTTTTACAGGAACAACTAATCAATCAATTACACCTAAATCAATTACACCTAATCCCAAGAACGGTAATGTTAATCTTAAGGTTGATAGTAGTACTAAAACTAAAGTTGTTACAGTTGATGTACCTGTTGAGACTAAACCTCCTCAACTACAGGGAGGTTCAGTTACACCTATAGAACAGAATAATTCTGATAGTGTAAATAGTACTGAACTAATGCTAAACAGTATAGAAAAATAAATGGCAGCAAAGAATAAATCCATATTTGAGCAAGTTACTCTAGAGGCAAATGATCAATCGCAAGATGTTGACATTCGTGCTGGAGTAGTTTCTATTGACTACTATGAGGATATATTTTCTCCTACCATTACTGCACAGATTGTCGTTTACAATACTGGTGATACAATTACAGGTAAAGATGGTACATTACAATCAATATATAATGGACTTCCGTTAAGGGGTGGAGAGAGATTGTCATTAAAAATTGCTCCAAATACTGAAGAGAATGCTGGATTGGATTTTTCTGAGACATATAAAGATCATATGTATGTTTCAAGTGTCACGAATGTTCTTACAAATCAACAAAAAGAATCATTCACATTAAACTTAGTTTCGAGAGAAGCAATTACGAATGAAACTGTAAGAGTTCCGATTCGATTTGCAACTTCTTCTACTATCGATACATCAGTAAAAAAGATTCTTACTGATTATCTAAAGACTGAGAAGGAAATGGATATTGAACCAACATCAAATAAATATGGATTTATTGGTAATTTGAAGAAACCTTTTAATCTTTTACTTTGGTTGGCATCTAAAGGTGTTCCTGAGAAATCAGAAGATGGAAGTGCTGGATTTGTATTTTTCCAGACACAAGATGGTTATCATTTTAAATCTATTGATAGTTTAATTAATCAAGAACCGAAAGAAACATATACTTATACTGAAATTAATAAGAGTGATATAGAGAGGAATAATGATTTTAATATATTGAGGTATTCTACAAATAAGAATCAGGATCTAATTAAAAAATTAAAAGTAGGTGCATATGCTAGTTATGTGGCAACATTTGATTTTGGCACAGGAGAATTTAATACTCCTGAAGAATCTAAATTTATTCTTAGTAAATATAAAAGTAAAGTAAAAAATCTTGGAAAAGAATTGGAATTACCTTCACTTTCTAATGATGCTCAAGAAACTTTAGGTGATATACCAAGTAGGATAATGACAATGGTTGTTGATAGAGGAACTGTAGAAACTGAAGTGAGTAAGGAAAAGAATGCTGATCCTATGAGATACCAAGCACAGGCAATTATGAAATATAATACTTTATTCACTCAGGAACTGCATATGCAAGTTCCTTTGAATACTAATTTGAAAGCAGGTGATGTTATCAAATGCCAATTCCCTAAAATTAGTACAGGAAGTGAGGAATATGATGATGAGCAAAGTGGTTTGTATTTGATTAAGGAGTTATGTCACCATTTTGATACTGAGAAATCAGAAACATCAATGAAGTTATTGAGAGACACCTACGGTTTATATGGTGTAAATAATGATAACGGAGGAAAATAATGGAAGAATCATTATTCAACACTAATTTTATTGGGAAAGATGGTTTCCGTTGGTGGATAGGGCAGGTTGCTCCTGATATAGTTCAGAAACCACAGACTAAGGATAAGAAAGGTTGGGGTAACAGATATAAAGTTCGTATTATGGGGTATCATCCTTATAACAATGTAGAACTTAAAGATGAAGAATTGCCTTGGGCAACTGTAATTTCACCACCAGGACATGGAACTGGTTCTGCTGGAGTATCGAAAACAATTAGATTTCAACAAGGTGATACTGTAATAGGATTCTTCTTAGATGGTGATAATGCTCAAATACCAATGATATTGGGTGCATTTGGAAATTCTTCTTCTGTAGCAAAGGATGATGAACCGCTTCCATTTAGACCATTTACTGGTTATACCGAGACTCTTAAGAAACCAACAGAGACTGTTTTAAAAGCATCAGAATCTACTGGTGCGATAGAATCAGAGTCACCTATGCAGGTTTCTCAGTCAGATGCTGACAAGGTAAGTGAATCGAGTGGTACTGGCAATAGAGCTACCATGAGTTCATTTAATGGTAAGGTTGTCCATCTTGGATGTGGTAAAAGTCAGGCACAAGAATCTATAAGTAAGATGAGAGTTGGTGTTCAGAATCTTGTGGGTGATGTTACCAATTTAAAATCTAAATTTGATGTTAATACTGAGTTTTATAGAGATAAAGTTAAGGGTTTAGTATCTGATAAAACTGCTGCTTTGGCTGGTAATGCATCTGGATTAGTAAGTGGTATGACAAACAGTGTTTATAAGCAAATGACACCTATGTTGAATGGTGGATTAAAATCAATGTATAGTGATGTTTATGCAAAAACTTTTGCTGCAACTAAATCTGCAGGTATTGCTAATAAGTTTGGTACAGCAGCACAGGAAGCAATGATAAATCCTATTGGTTCATTAAATGGACTTTTACCATGTCTTACTAATCAGGTTATAGGTAATCTGAGTGATTCAATTGAAGGGATATTAAATTCAGTTGTTGATAATGTTTTTAATTATGTTGATTGTGTAGGAGATCAAGCGACTGGTGCATTAATGAATGCGATTACAGGACAGATATCTGATGGAATGCAATCTTCTCTTGGTGGTATTGGTAAATTGATGGGTTATATGGGTAATTTTAGTGTAGATGGTTTACTTAGAGGTGGTGTTGATTCTCTTTTAGGTATGGCAGGAATGGGTGATTGTCTTGCACCTCCACCACCAGCAGGAGCAACAGGTGCGTGTACTTATAGAATAGGACAAGGACCGATTTCAGGTGGTGCTATTGATTTAAGTTCAATTATTAAAGATGCAAACATAGCAAAAGCAGTGGCAGATGCAGCATCAATTGCTGGTGTTCCTTTAGATGGTGTTCAAGATATAATGGGTGGATTTAGTCTTTTATCTGGTGGTATTAAAGAAGCTGGAGAGGCAATATCAGGTATTGGTGATGCAGTTAGTGAATGTAATTCCGCATTGCCTGAAGTTTGTGAACCACCTAAGATTAACATTTTCGGTGGTGGTGGAACTGGTGCATCAGCTGTTCCTTTCTTTGGTAATTTTAATTTTATGGGACAGGCTAAGAAAACTGGAAGTGTTATTGGTATTAAGATGACAAATCCTGGTAATGCATATATGTACCCACCATTCGTTGAAATAGTTGATAATTGTGGACAAGGATTTGGTGCTGTGGCAAGGGCAACAATTAAAGATGGTAAAGTGAATGAGATTTATATTGTTTCGGAAGGATTATATTATCCAATATCTGATGATGTTCCTCCGATTATTGATACTGTAACGATAGTCAATCCTGGTTATGGGTATGAGGATGGTGATACTGTTACTGACAATTTTGGCAATGAATATGATACTCAAATTTCATTCGGTTCTATCATCAAAGTAACCCCAATAAATAGTAAAGATATAACTGAACTTCCCATACTAACCATAAATTCAAAAACAGGATCTGGTGCTATTTTAAAGGCAAATCTTGATGTCCGACCAGAAACTCCACAAGGAGAAATCAAGCAAGTAATCGATTGTATTAACACATAATGTCAACTAAAACTGATCAAGAACGTTATTTAGAG